GATTACTTTAGAAAAGCGCTTTGTTGGTATTGTTGAAAATCCTTTATATGCAATTATGAATGAGCCAAACTCAACGCTTCAACGTTTAATTAGAAAACTTACGCTTCTTGATGCGGTAGATGAACAATCTGGATCTGGTCGTTTAGACTTAATCATTCAGCTTCCTTACGTTGTTAAATCAGAAGCAAGAAAACAGCAGGCAGAAAAACGTAGGGAAGACATCGAGTTCCAGTTAAAAGGTAGTCAGTATGGAATTGCCTACACTGATGCAACAGAAAAAATTACTCAGCTTAACCGGCCTGCCGAAAACAATCTTTTACAACAGGTTGAGTACTTAACCTCTATGCTGTATGGCCAACTTGGTATTACAGAAGAAATTATGAACAGTACTGCTGATGAAAAAGCTATGCGGAACTATTATAACCGCTCAATTGAGCCTGTTGTGAATTGTATCATGGAATCAATGCAAAGGTCTTTCCTGGGTTTAATGGGGACAGCTCAAGGTGAAAGAATTCAATTCTTTACAGACCCGTTTAAGCTTGTTGCTTTAGGTGATTTGGCAGAGATTGCAGATAAGTTCACAAGAAATGAGATTCTTACTTCGAATGAAATTAGAGGGTTTATTGGTATTCCACCCTCTAAAGATCCAAAAGCAGATCAACTGGTAAACAGTAACATGCCAACAACTCAACCAAATCAAGTTGCTAGTTCTTAGAAAGGAAAGTCAAAATGGAAGCAGATTTTAGCGGTTACGCCACTAAAGCCGGGCTTAAATGCACCGATGGACGTACCATTATGCCAGACGCTTTCAGGCATCAGGACCAGGCAAAGGTCCCGCTTGTTTGGCAGCATGGCCATAATGACCCGGAAAACGTTCTTGGTCACGCAATTCTTGAAGCACGTCCAGATGGCGTTTACGCTTATGGATTCTTCAACAAGTCAGACAAAGCAGATCATGCTAAAGGGCTCTTAGAGCACGGAGACATTAACATGCTCTCCATCTGGGCTAATGATCTTATTGAGCGAACTGGCCGGGTTCTTCACGGCGCTATTCGTGAGGTTAGCTTAGTTCTTTCTGGCGCAAACCCTGGGGCTCTTATTGAAAACGTTACTATTCAGCATTCTGATGGCGACAGCCTTCTTCTTGAAGACGAAGTGATTATTTACACTGGTCTTGAACTTGAACATGCTGACGCTAAAACCCAGGACAATTCTTCGGCGGATACGACTGATGGCGAAGAAACCATTCAGGATGTTTATGATTCTATGACAGAGAAACAGCAGGAAGTCCTGCACTATATGATTGGCGAGGCTATTGCCGAGTCTAATGAGCCGTCTAGTATGGCACAGGATAACATGGAAATTGATGATAACACGGAAATTGATGATGACACCACTCAGGAAGGTGATGAAATGACCCGCAATGTTTTCGAGCAGGGCGACGAGGCAAAAAGCCCCGAGGTTCCGACTCTCTCACACGCCGATATTGAAGGCATCGTTGCAGATGCTACCAAACTCGGCTCCCTTAAGGATGCCGTTGACGCCTACGCTTTACAGCATGGTATCACTGACATCGACCTCCTTTTCCCGGAGGCTCAGACCATTAGCTCAACCCCGGAGTGGTTCACCCGTCGCACCGAGTGGGTCAACAAGCTTCTGTCGGCTACTCGAAAGAGCCCGTTCAGTCGAGTGAAGACTCTTTCGGCAGATCTTACGCCTGAGGAAGCTCGGGCAAAGGGTTACATCACTGGAAACCTCAAGAAAGAGGAGTTCTTTGGCGTCTCGAAGCGAGTGACGACTCCGACGACGATCTACAAGAAGCAGAAGCTTGATCGTGACGACATGGTTGACATCACTGACTTTGATGTTGTCACCTGGCTGAAGGGCGAGATGCGCCTTATGCTGGACGAGGAGCTTGCCCGCGCCGTTCTCATCGGTGATGGTCGAGACGTTGCTCACGATGACAAGATCAACGAGCAGAACATTCGTCCGATTGCGAAGGATCACGAGCTGTACACGTCAACGATCAATGTGAACATTGATGACGCGAACTCCTCGGTTCAGGAGATCATTGACGCTATCGTCACGAACCGGCAGTACTGGAAGGGTACTGGTCTTCCGACCATGTACACGACCGAGACGTACATTGCCAAGTTCCTTCTCCTCAAGGACACCGTCGGCCGTCGCATCTACAAGACGCTTGACGAGGTTGCTACTGAGCTTCGCGTTGCCGAGATTGTTCCGGTTGAGGCGATGGAGTCGGAGACCGATATTGTGGCCATTCTTGTCAACCCGGTGGACTATGTTCTCGGCGCAGACCGTGGCGGAAGCATCAGCATGTTTGATGATTTCGATATCGACTACAACCAGTACAAGTACCTGATTGAGACGCGAGTTTCTGGCGCTCTGACCAAGCTGAAGTCGGCTATGGTTGTCAAGAAGGTTGCTGCTAACCTGGTTGCGGTTACCCCTAATGCTCCGGCGTTTGATGGTAGCGATATTACTATCACTAACCAGACTGGTGTTGTTTACCAGGACGCCTCGGATGACTCGACCATGAACGCCGCAGGCTCACCTTACGCTGTGGCTGAGGGTGAGACCTTCGTTGTCAACGCCGTTCCTGCTAGCGGGTACTACTTCCCGAGCAGCGAGAACGATTCCTGGACTTTCGTCGGGGAGTGATTTAAGGAGATAACCGGTGGCTAAATTTTATGGAGAAATTGGTTACGGAGAATCTATTGAAACGCCAGCAGATTCCGGAATCTGGGTAGATACAATTACCGAATATTCATATTATGGTGATGTTGTTCGAAACACCAGGTATTTACAATCGGAAGAAAACTTAAATGGTGATATTTCCGTACAAAACTCAATCAGCGTAATTGCTGATCAACAGGCCATCGACCACTTCTTTAAAATCAAATACGTGCGATGGGCGGGGGTTCTTTGGACTGTGACTAGCGTCGAAGTTCAAAGCCCCCGCCTCATCCTTAGTCTCGGGAGTGTTTATAATGGGCCTACGCCTTGATCTCCAAAGTATTTTGGTAGATATTCTTGGAACTAATCATGTATATTTTCAACCACCGCCATCTATTCAGATGAGCTATCCGTGCATTGTTTATAAACGAGACGACGAGAGCACAGATTTTGCAGACAATAAGCCGTACAGCATGAGGCGTCGGTATCAAGTAACTGTTATTGACAGAGATCCAGATACTGAGATTACTAAAAAAGTAGCTGAGTTGCCATCATGCGTTTATGATAGATTTTATGCGGCTGACAATTTAAACCACGACGTATACAAAATTTTCTTTTAGAAGGAGAAACCCATGGCAGTTCTTACTTGGGACGGCACTGGAGATCGGACTTATGAGACTGGCGTTGATCGCGGCGTTCTCTACATTCCGAATAATTCCGGTGTCTACAATGATGGTGTTGCGTGGAATGGTCTTGTGACCGTTACCGAAACGCCTTCCGGCGCTGAGGCAAATGCTCAGTATGCCGATAACACGAAGTACTTAAACCTTTACTCGACCGAAGAGTTTGGTGCAACCATCGAGGCGTATACCTACCCCGATGAGTTTGCAGCTTTTGACGGGCTCGGCGTTCCTACTGATGGCGTCACCGTTGGCCAGCAGGCCCGCGGTTCGTTTGGTCTTTCTTATCGGACCAGGATTGGAAACGACGTGGAGGGCGATGAGTACGGTTATAAACTTCACATGGTTTATGGCTGTACCGCGAGTCCTTCTGAGAAGGCCTACACCACCATTAATGATTCGCCAGAGGCAATTACTTTCAGCTGGGAGTTAATGACTCTTCCGGTTGCGGTTACCGGCATGAAGTCAACCTCGTTAATTACCGTTGACTCCACTAAGGTTGACCCTGAGTCTTTGGCAGAGCTTGAGCAGTTCTTGTATGGTACTGCTGGAACGGACCCTTCGCTTCCTCTTCCGGACTCTGTCATTTCTCTCTTTGCTGGAACTGTTTACACGGTTTACCCGACTCAGCCAGGGTTTACTCCCCCGGATGAGATCTCTATTCCCAGCGTTACCGGTGTTACCTATTACATTGATAATGTTGCGCAGGCCACAGGAACTGTTGTCATTACCGAGAACACTGTTGTTACTGCTCGACCTAACACTGGATACGTTTTCCCGGATAACGTTGATGACGATTGGCTCTACATCTACGATTGATGATTTCTGACTGGAGGCCAGAGAATGCTCACTATTATTGTCGAAGGACAAGAGTTCTTTAACGAAGAAACTGAAACTTTTGAATCAGTTAATAACACTGTTTTAGAGTTTGAGCATTCTCTGGTCTCATTGTCAAAATGGGAGTCAGAATTTCAAAAACCCTTTTTATCATCAGACAGTAAAACACCTGAAGAAATTTTTTATTACGTTAAATGTATGAGTTTAAACCAAATAGATGATGAAACAATAAATAGTCTTTCAGAATCAAACTTAATAACCATTAACGAGTACATTCAGTCGAGTCAATCGGCTACAACTTTTGGGGTTATGCCCGAACAAAGAGGGCGTGGAGAAGTAATTACCGCAGAGTTAATCTATTATTGGCTGGTTGCTTTTCAAATTCCGTTTAGTTGTGAGTGTTGGCATTTAAACAGACTTTTTTCTTTGATTAGAATTTGTAACATTAAGAATTCAAAACCAAACAAGATGTCAAAGAATGACATTGCTGCACGAAATAGAGATTTAAACGCGCAAAGAAAAGCGCAATTAGGTACTAGTGGATAACCAAAGGAGGTAAGATGCCTAAAATTAACTGGGATTTATTAGGCGATAAAGCCTATGAAAGTGGTTTAGATCATGGCGTTCTCTATCTTCCTGATGGGTCCGCTGTTCCTTGGAATGGTCTAACTTCCGTTTCAGAAAATTTAAATAGATCGACTGAGCCCGTTTTTCTTGACGGCTCAAAAATTAGTGACATTGTTTCGCTTGGAACTTTTTCAGCGTCATTATCAGCTGTTACATACCCAAACGAATTAGATCTTTTAGAAGGCGCAATTCCACTTAGGAATGGCGTTTATTTGGAGGAACAGCCGCATCAACCATTTGGTCTTTGCTATAGAACAAAGATTGGTAACGATTTAGATGGCGATGAAGCAGGCTATAAGATTCATATTGTCTATAACATTACGGCAATTCCATCTGATAGGACTTATGCCTCAGCAGGATCAGATCCTTCTCTTGTTGAATTTGAGTGGGAATTAAGCACAGTTCCAGAATACCTTGAAGGTTATAGGCCGTCGGCTTACATGGTTATTAAAACACATGAGTTAGACCCGTTACTCCTAAAAGATATTGAGCGCATTCTTTATGGAGATTCATACTCTGATGCTGCTTTAATCCCAATGAACGAGTTAGTCGCGTATATCAATGATTGGTTTAGAATTAAAATTACTGATAATGGTGACGGAACTTGGACTGCGTTTACAAACTTTGGTTATATTTTCCTTCTTGAAGATGGAGAATTTACCATTACTAGTGCAAACGCAATTTTCTTGGATGAAGAAACTTACACTCTAACAGACACAAAAGATATTCATGACATTCCAAACATTAAAATCATTGATAATGGAAATGGAACTTGGACTGCGTCAACATCTTTTGATAATTTAATTACTGTGAGTGAAGATGGAGACACGTATCAGATTATTGATGCAAACGTAACATATTTAGACTCAAATACTTATACACTTTCGGATTCTTTTTAGTAAGGAGAAACTATGGCTACAGTTACTGGCTATACAGCCGCACGAATTCAAGAAATTGAAGACCAGGCTATTGTTTCTGGCACAATTGTTGGTGACAATCTGATTTTAAACCGGTATGATGGAGGAACAATTGATGCCGGGGATGTTAGGGGTCCGCAGGGCGTTCAAGGCGCAACTGGAGATGTTAGTTTAACTCAGTTAAACAATGCAATTTCTGATCTTGAAACTCAGATTTCAAATAGTGGTTTTGGGCTTATTGCAAGGAACACTCCGCCAACTTCAGATCAGACTATTACTTCAGTGGACACATTTACAAATGTTACTGGAGCGTCTGTTACATTTACTCCAAGCGTTGGCCGAGCCTACAAGTTCTGTTCTTACATTTCTGGCCTTCACGCTAGCGCCACAAACGTTATCTTTGCAACTAGGATTGTTCCTGGTGGATCCGGGTCTACCGTTGATCCTTCTTTGGAAATTACTCGAGCAACTGCAGGCACAGGTGGCGTCACAAACTGGGCTGCTCAGGCATATGCATCAACCATTGTTATTGCCCCAGCCGGTTGGAACGTCTCTAAGACTTTTCAGATTCAAGTCTACACAAAGACCGCTGGTCTTGTTCTCAAAAATTCAATTGGCCCAGCGTTCAGGGCTGTTCTTACCGTTGAAGATGTAGGCATTCTTTAGTAGAAAGGAGATCCTATGATTTCTTATCAGACAAGTGGTAGTTTTAAAAACACACAAGATTTTCTAAAAAAACTGGCGTCAGGGGATCTCTTTTCAAATCTAGACAAATACGGTAAAATGGGTGTATATGCTTTAGCTAAACACACTCCAAGAGACACTGGTTTAACGGCTAATTCTTGGGGCTATAAAGTTATCAAGAGCAAAACAAAGCCTGGAATTGAGTGGTATAACACCAATGTTAAAACTGGAGTTTCTGTGGCAATTCTAATTCAATACGGCCATGGAACAAAAAACGGCGGGTATGTTTCTGGAGTAGATTACATCAATCCAGCAATTAGACCAATTTTTGATGAAATTGTTGCCGACATTTGGAGGCAGGTGACGTTATGAGTGGAGTAGATAACCGCGTAGTTAAGATGACCTTCGACAACGCTTCTTTCCAAAAGAATGTCGAAGAAACAGCCAAAAGTCTAGATAAGTTCAATCAAAAATTACAGCTTCAAGGTAGTACTAAAGGGCTGCAAGATGTTTCTACATCTGCAGCTAAAGTAAACGATAAACTTCAATTTAAAGAAGGCGTAAAAGGTTTAGACGACGTTCAAACTGGCGTAAACCGTATTAATCTTGGCGGAATGAGCTTTCAGATTGATGGAATTTCAACCAAGTTCCTGGCTTTAGCGACTGTTGCCATTACTGCGCTTTCTAGTATTACAACAAAAGCTATTCAGGCTGGAACTCAGATTGCAAAGTCTTTAACGATTGATCCAGTAATGTCCGGGTTTCAAGAGTATGAAACCAACATGGGGTCTATTCAGACGATTCTTGCAAACACTCAGAGTAAAGGTTCAAACCTTCAAGATGTAAACAATGCGCTTGATCAGCTTAATGAGTACTCAGATAAAACCATCTATAATTTCTCTCAGATGGCAAAGAACATTGGCACATTCACAGCTGCTGGCGTTGATCTTGAAACTTCAGTTAGTTCAATTAAAGGTATTTCAAACTTAGCGGCTTTATCGGGCTCAAACTCCGAGCAAGCATCTACCGCAATGTACCAGCTTTCTCAGGCTATTGCTGCAGGCAAAGTTGGCTTAATGGACTGGAACTCAGTCGTTAATGCTGGTATGGGCGGCGAAGTATTTAAGTCGGCTTTGTTTGAAACCGCAAAAGCTATGGGGACTATCTCTGATGTTCCTTTAGATCAGTCGTTCACTGAATGGGAAGATTCAGGAAACTCTTTCCGGGATAGCCTTCAGGACGGTTGGATTACCGCAGATGTCTTAACGACTACTTTGGGCGGCCTTTCTGGAGAAATGAGCGCCGCAGAACTCTCCGCAAAAGGGTTTTCGGATGCGCAAATTGTAGCCATTCAAAAGACTGCCGATACAGCAACAAAAGCCGCTACTGAAATCAAAACCGCTAGCCAGTTAGTTCAGGTTGTTAAAGAAGCCATTGGAACTGGTTGGGCTACAACTTTCAGAACAGTAATTGGAGACTTTGAGGAGGCAAAAGGCCTCTTTAGTTTGGTTGGTAACTCTATTAGCGGTGTAATTCAGGGCATCTCTAAAAGACGGAATGATCTTCTAGCTGGATGGAAAGCCTTTGGCGGTAGAGACGCCGTACTACAGGGGCTGTTCGCTGCGCTACAAGCCGTTAAAGCTGTGCTCACTCCAATCAAAGATGCGTTTAGAACAGTCTTTCCACCTACTACAATTAAGACTCTGGTTGAAGCTTCGGTCAAGTTCAGAGATTTTGCTCAAAGCCTCAAAATAGGAGCAGATACAGCCGATAAAATTAAGACAATTTTTACTGGTGTATTCAGTCTGTTCAAAATTGGAATTGCTATTGTCACTGGAATCTTTGGTGTATTCAAAAATCTTGTCAGCGTTTTGTTTGGTGTAGGTGACGGCGTTCTTGCTGGAGCCGCTGGAGTAGGTTCATTCATCACAAAGATCAAAGAACTTCTTGTTGATAGTGGAGGAATTCAAAAGTTCTTTGGAGCTATTAACTCTGGCATTCAAAAACTTGGCGACATTATTGAAACAGCTAAAGAAAAGATTAAAGGCCTATTCGGAGGAAAAGGCGAAGGTATTGATGGAGGCGAAAAAGCATCTGGAATTATTGGAACTATTACAGATAAGCTAAGTGGCCTTTCTAGTATTGGAGATACCGCCAAAGGCGTAATTGACTCAATTGGAAATGTCTTTACCTCTGGGTTTGAAGGAATCAAAAACGCTTTTAGTGGGTTCAAAGACTTTGTTGGTAATTTCTTTGGCAGCATCGGTGATGTAATTGCAAGTTTCTTTGGCGCAGACGCGTTCAAACCTGCACTTGCTGGGATTGGTGTTGGATTCTTTGGCGGATTTGTTGTTTTGTTTAGGAAGTTTGTCAAAGATGGATTAAAGATTGACTTTGGGCAATTCAAACTGCTCGAGTCAATTAGCGGAGTATTTGATGAGCTTGGCGGAACATTAAAAGCATTTCAGCTCTCTGTCAAAGCTGAGGCTTTGCTTAAAATCGCTGCAGCAATTGGGGTCATTGCAATTTCTATTATTGCGTTGTCATTTATTGATCCTGCAAAAATTGCGGCTGGTTTAGGAGCAGTTGCTGTTGGGCTTGGCAATATGGTTGGAGCTTTAGCTCTGCTGGACAAACTCGAGTCAAATCCGGCTAAACTGGCAGCAATGGCAGCAAGTTTGACACTTCTTGGTATTGCAATGCTAGCCTTAACGGTTTCAATTGTTATTCTTAGTATGCTTGAGCCTAAAAAGTTAATTACTGGTGTGGCTGGAGTTGCTGCTGCATTAGGTGTTCTTGTACTTGCGGGCAAAGGACTTGACGGAAGCACTAAGGGTATTGTAAAGACCGCATTTGCGCTTGGCGTTCTTGGCGTAGCCATGCTTGTTATGTCTTTGGCTATTAGGTCATTTGGAAGTATGGACTTGGTTTCACTTGGTAAAGGGCTTCTTTCTTTTGCCGTTATTATGTTCATTTTCACAAAAGCACTAAACTTAATTGATAAGGATGAGGTCCTTAAGATTGGCGTTAGTTTAGGGTTGTTCGGGCTTGGTCTTCTCGGTATCAGCAAAGCAATTGAACGGTTTGCCGCTATGTCTTGGGGCGAATTACTAAAGGGCTTTATTGGGCTTATTGGATTATTAGCAGCGCTTGTCATTACTCTACAAAGAGTTCCAAAGGATATTGATCGAATTGGTATTGGAATGCTTATTATTGCTGGGGCTGTTTATATCTTAACTCTTGCAGTTGAACGTCTTGGTGCTCTAGATTTAGGAAGTCTTATAAAGGGTTTGGTTGGAATTGCAGCCACTCTATTAATCTTAGTTATAGCATCAAACGCTATGCAGAATTCTATTGCAGGGGCTGGCGCAATTCTTATTATGTCGGCCGCAATCTATGTTCTAGCTCAAGTTCTTCAGCAAGTTGGATCGTTGAGTCTTGCTGAGATTGGAAAGGGCCTTCTTGGTATTGCAGGAGTTTTGCTTGTCCTTGGCCTTGCCGCAGCAGCTTTGGTCGCATTTCCTCCGTTATTAGGAGCTTTGTATGCCTTAGGAGTGGCGCTTCTGTTAGTTGGAGCCGCATTTGCTTTGTTCGGTGTTGGCGCAAAGCTATTTGGCGAGGCTTTAGAGGTGTTCTCTAGAGTTGGTCCCGCAGCGCTTGAGACGTTTGCTAGGTTCCTTGACGTTGTTGCTGAGGCTCTACCCAAGTTTATTCGAAAGTTTATTCAGGGGTTCATTGACCTAATCAAAGCCTTACTTGATGCCGCTCCGGAGTTAATTGACGGCTTTACAAATATTCTTGTCACCTTGCTTGACAAAGTCATTGAGCTTGCTCCTAAGATTGCTGAGGCAATTGGGGCCATTGTAACTCAAGCGTTGTTATTCCTTCGCGAAAAGATTCCTGAGTTAATTACTACTGGGCTACTTCTCCTAGAGTCGTTCCTCATGGGCATTCGCGACAACATTGGGCTTATTACCACCCTTGTTATTGAGATTATTACTAACTTCATTAACGCAATTGCTGCTAATATTACTCCGCTTGTCGATGCTGCAGTAAACCTTCTTACAACTTTCCTTAACGCAATTGCCGCTAATATTCAGCGAGTTATTGACGCAGGAACAAACGTTCTTGTCAGCTTCTTGAACGGTATTGCTACTAGTATTGGTAAGGTCGTTGAGGCAGTAGGAAACATTATTACGACGTTTATTACTGCTGTTGGCAACGAAGGTGTAAGAATTGCTGGAGCTGGTACTGACGCTCTTGTTAAATTCTTAAATGCAATTACAACTGATGTAACTAGAATTTCAACTGCAATCACAAACTTTATTACTACTTTAATTACAGAAATTGGAAATAACGGTGAAAAGGTTGTTACTGCTGGTAAAGATACTGCTATTAAATTCTTGGACGCACTTGCAGATAATGCCATTGACTTTACCGATAAAGCTGCCAAAGTTCTTATTAAATTCCTTAACGGGATGGCTCAAGCAATTAGAGATAATGATGATCAAATTAGAGCTGCTGGTAAGAACCTGGCTAGTGCTATTGTTGAGGGAATCACTGGCGGCCTTGGCGAAAAAGTTCGAGCTGTTGCTGATAAAGCAGCGGAACTGGCTAGGTCGGCTATTGATAGAGCCAAAGAAATCTTTGGTATTAACTCGCCTTCAAGGGTGTTTATGAAGATTGGTAAAGGCGTTGGCGAAGGTCTCGTTATTGGTCTCAGTAACACTAGACCTGTAGAAAAGGCCTCAGCAAATCTTGCTCAGTCTTCAGTTAATTCATTCACCAAGGTTCTTAGTGGAGTCTCTTATGGGCTTGAGAACATTGGAGAATTTAATCCTAGGATTACTCCGGTTCTTGATCTAACAAATGTCCAGAAGGGCGCTCAAGGAATTGGTAGCATTCTTGGTAATGGAAGTGTTTATGCCTCGAACTCTTATGGTAATGCGCGTTATATTTCGCACACTACCGATATTGCGAAGACAGGTTCAGATACTTCTACCTCTAATTCTCCTTCTGAAGTTAAGTTCGAGCAAAACATTTACTCGCCAACGGCACTTTCAACAAATGATATTTACCGTAGCACTCGTAGTCAGATTGCCCTAGCAAAAGAGGAGTTGAGTATTCCATGAAAGTAACCAATATTCTTTTAGCGTACTTCGCTCCAAATTTGCCAGATGGCTTTAAAACTGTTGCAAACCTCAGTTTTAGAGACCCGAAATCGCTTAATCCTTATATTGTTAAAGCGATTTCGGGTCTCGACGCCCCTGAGATTAAAGCTTCAAGTTATGGTAATGGAGAGATCACAAGTAATATTACATATTCAATGTCCATGCCAGATAGAGAAATTACTTTGCGCGTTGCCTTAAACCCAAATTATTCTAGTGGTCAAACTATTTCTTCACTCCGCGATGAGGTGTATAAAGCAATTTCTGGAACTGAACTTGGAAAACTTCAGTTATTGTTTTTAGATCAACCAGTGCCTGACCCTAATTCAATTATTGCATTTATTTCTGGGTTTATCACAAAACTTGAAGTTGAACATTTTTCAGAAACGCCAGAGCTTCAATTGACAATTAGTTGCCCGGATCCAATGATTAAGTCTCTCTTTCCTGAGAGTATTTGGACGCCAGAATTTGAAGACCCTGGTGAGTTTACTCTTACCGATAACTTGTCCACGGCTCCGCATGGAGTAAATTTTGTTTTTAACTTTAATGGCCCCGCTACTGGATTTATGCTTTACGCTGGATCTGAAGGTTATGGCGACACCTGGCCACTTATTATTTCTCCCGGCTATAATGATGGAATTTATGGGTTTCAAAATCAAGATGTGTTGACAATTACAACAGATCCAAGTAAATCTGTAATTCTAAGTAGAGACGATTCAGATATTCATTTAATGGATAAAGTTTCGTATGGATCTACTTGGCCAAAAATGCATCCAGGTAATAACACGGTTGCTATTGAGTCGTCCAACTACACAATTCAGTATATCGAGTATTATTATACTTACTGGGGGATCTGATGGATTTATTTAAATTTCAAAAAGTAAACGGAATTGATATTGACCTCAAAAACGCTCAAATTGTAAAAGGCTGGGATAGTCTTATGTGGGTTGAGCGATATAGAGACCCATGCGAGTTTACGTTAAAAGCCAAGGTTGATAGCAGGTTGCAAGATACTTTGCCAATTGGCAGTTTGATTTCTCATGTGAACAGCACTGAAGTTATGATTGTTGAAAATCATGAAATCAATCAAACTCAAAATGAAACTCCAGAAATCACAATTACTGGTCGTAGTTTTGAAACGTTTTTAGAGAATCGAATTGTCGGAGCTAATCAGGATAGAAACTCTCCTTATATTACAGTTCCTGAGTACACTATTCCAGCAGCAGCCAGTTGGCTACAAACATTTGTTCTACTTAGCGATCATATTTCAGCGACAAACGTTTTGACAGGAGCTGATGCTCTTAAAAACGTTACAGTTCTTGCTGACGTAGACTACGAAACAACGGCAGAAGATAGAGTTATTAAGAAAACAGATTTATATTCTGCAATGATTGAGCTTTTAGAAATTGATAATCTTGGGATCAGAACAATTAGGCCTGTTGGGGAACAAGAGGCGCTGGTTCTTCAAATTCATGATGGTAAGAAAAAAGCTGCATCTGTTGCGTTTTCATATGACTATGGAGACATCGAATCTGCAAGCTACTTGTGGACGAACAAAAGCTTAAAAAACGCTGCTTATATTTGTGGTAAATGGGTTGACGCTTTTATTGATAGCGCTGAGTCTGGTTATGATAGAAGGATGATGTATGTTGACGCCTCTGATATTGATAACCAATTCAATGAGGCTCCAACGGGAACCGACTTGACCGCTGTTCGCGCAAAAATGGTAACCAGAGGGTATCAAGAGTTAGCGGCACAAAGGCGAGTTGCTATGAACAACGTAAAACCGTATGAGTCAAAAATTAACTGGATAACATTTAAATACCGACAAGACTATCAAGTTGGAGACATTGTTTCAGTTGACGGCTCATATAACGTTACTAGTCAGATGCGCGTTATTGAGTACGTTGAAATTCACGATGAAAACGGAGAGAGTGGATACCCCACTTTGGCAGAGCCATAGGAGGCTTAAAATGTTAAATCTTTCTAA